TTACTAATTCCATTTGAGTTTCTAATCTTGCAACAGAGTCTTTCAAACTAGATCCGCCATTTGGCTTTAATTCGTTTAGAAAATGTTTAACTAACCAACGTATGGCAATTACAAACGAACCTAGTATCGATATGACCGCAAGTATTAAAGCAGCCCAGTCATTCACAGTCATTCTTCTCCTTGAGTTTTAATTCGAGATCCCCCACTCTAGCCGTCAACATTGCTTTGTCTAAAGCTAGCAGACCAATCTGCTCTCTTAGTACAGCAATAACAACATTGATGTCTAGTTCTGTTGCGTTATCCATTTGCGTTCCCCTCGAGTGTTTTGATACGTGTGTTTAGATCTTGGATTAAAGCCAGCATACCTGGAATTACAAAGCGTTCATTCCAGTTTTCAACTAATCCATCTGCGCCACGATCTGCAGCAATAGGATAATGTTGAGCAACTTCTTCAGCAATTAGTCCAGGTACAAAAATTCCTGATCTGTTGTCAGTTGCGTCTAAATAATCAGACTTAAACTTAAAAGCTCTAATTGGTAAATTAAGTAAACCATTTGGATTAAGATCAGCAACTGATGAAAGATCAACTATGTTCTCTTTGAAACGAGCACTGGAAGCGGTGCTTCGTCTTGTACGACCATCTGTATCCATACGAGTATTTGCTGCGTTTGCACTTGTTGATGAATCTTGATTATAGAAAGCATCTAATGTATAAACATTTCCATTCATCACAACGCCTGTTGAACTAACCTCGCAGTAAATACCTGAGCTGTAAGCGATCTGAGCACTGCCTGATGAAACATAAGCTTGTGGGTATGTAGTTGCAGCTGGATTAAAAGTTGATCCATAGTGCATAATAATGCCACTAGTAGAAGCTGGTCCAATATGTCCAACAGTTGAGCTAGACTCTGTAAATGAGATTGAGTTAGTAGAAGCAGATACCGTGACTCTACGCGCTCCTGATGAAGTTCTAAGTGTAAAAGCAGTAAGTGTTCCTACCGTTAAGCGGTCAACAGTAATTGATCCTGCTTCTATCTCAGCTGCAGTAATTGTTTCAGATGCAATTTCTGCAGCTGTAATTGTTCCACCTGCAATTTGATCTGCAGTGATTGTGGCAACGGCTATATTGCTGGCTGTAATTGTACCTGCTGCAATTTTTGCACCAGTGATAGTGCCTGCAGTAATTTGAACTGCCGTAATTGAACCTGCAACAAGCACACTTGCATCTAATGATGCTGCTTGAATTCTACCTGCGGCTAAATAACCAGTTGAAATATTGCCAGCATTTATGTTTGAAACTGTAATAACTGATGCATCAATTGTTCCAGCAGTTAACTTAGTTGCAGATAGGTCAGCAATTGCATTATTTCCTAATGAAAAAGCAGAGAATGCGCCACTTGTATATCGATAAAACTTGTTATCGTCATCTGTGTCAAACCAAAGATCTCCTTCAGTAAAAGGGCCTGTAGTCGGCATAGTTGTTTGTCTGTAAATCTTATTTTTACCATTTGCGGTTGTTTGCGCTGCAGTTGCTGCCGCACTTGCAGCAGCTGCAGCAGCCACAGCAGCTGCGGCTCCTGCTTCTGCTGCTGCAATTCCAGCGTCTTGCACAGAAACCCATGCGGTACCAGTCCAATAGTATTGTTTATTTCCATCATCTGTATCAAACCAAACATCACCTTCAGTTAAAGGATAAACTGATCCATCAGGAGCAGTTGTTTGGCGATATATGTGATTCTTACCATTGACAGATGCTTCAATAGAATTGATCTCAACTTGAAGTTCGTCAGTCTCTTCTGTAGTGGCTGCAACAATAGGAATGATTGAAGTCTGAGTCATCCCAGTTGAAGTAACTGTAATCGGAGTGATTGTGATTTGCGGACAAAGTGGCATTATTTCCCCTAAATCGTAATCGTGTACGGATCAACTACAGATGTGAAGTAACTAACTCTCCAATTATCTGCTGTGATTGAATGAGCTAATCCTTCTACAACACAATTGATCGTAATATTTCTACCATCGTATGTAAGACGTTTAACTTGAACAAGATCATTGAGTTCTGTTTCAAGCATATCTGTGGCAAGTGTGCCAATACCAATTGCTGTAAAATCTATTTGTTCTGCTAATACAACTGCATCAGCATCTTTTCTAGCAGCGTATAAAGCAAGATTGGCTGCACTAGTTTCGTTTAAGATAGGCGCATCTAGTTTTTTAGACTTTAGTCCGTATGTTGAAACACTAGCAGTATACTTTGCTGTCTTTTGAGCTTTCTTTGGACCTCTAAATACTATTGCTTCATTGTAAACATAATCAGTTCCTGGATTGGTAATGATACCGTCATAACCAACACTATTAGCATCGCCCTGATCGCTGAATAGCAATTGAGTTGGCCGCGTAAACTTGTCAGATAGTGGGACTAGAGTTGCGGTTCCTGTGCGACTTACATAGAAACGTCCGCCAATACAGTTTGCACATTGTTCTAGCATTTCAAGACAACTCATATTTTGTTTTGTCTTTTGCATAACGGTTGTTCCTGTGAGACTGCGTGCAGCGGTCCATGAAGCAAGATCAAGTGCTCTAGTTGCTCTCAATGCTGCAGTTTCTGAATAATCACTAGTTGCTAAAGCAGGTGCAATTGCCTTGGCAATTTGTGCAAGACCGTCAACAAATGTTAATGAAACTGTAGGATAAATACCTTGATTTACTTCATTATTTTCTAAATAACCTGTATAGATCGTTGTTGCATTACCTTGAATTTTTACTTGCATTCCAGCAATTAAAATTCCATACCATGGACTAGTTGTGTTACTCGGATCAAAAGCACCAGATTGGTTATTAAGAACTACATCGGCGGTTCCTGATTCCAGGAAATCATTTTGATATTGACGACCTCTACGTATCTCAACAGACAACAAAAGATCTGCGCTAACCGCAGTATAAGCTCCGCCGTTGCTAAACGAAACTGTAAGTGTAGGTGCATTAGCTGGCATTAGAGCACCGCAAACTGACTGCCAGCACGTCTGCGCATAAGAGTTGCTAGACCATTCTTAATACCATTAACAAGATCACCTTGTGAAACAACAGAACCGGCAACATTAACTGTAATGTTTCCACCATTTGATGTTGTGTTCTTAGCAATGTTTCCATGTCCAGCAGATGCTAACAATGAGATTGTTGGACTTGAAAGACCTAATTTTGCTTGTTTCATTTGATTTCTACGAATAGCTTCAAGAGTAACTGGGTCTTGAGACTTTAAGTCTTTGCTTGACAAACCAAACTTTTTAAGTGCAGCAAGTCCTTTTGTAACTGCTATCTCATCTTTTTGTGCGTCAGTTAGATTTTTAGTTGCAGCAGTCATACCATCAATGCCTTTTGTATAATCAGAAGCTTTTGAAGTAAAGCCTTTGGCATTAAACTCAAACTTACCTAATGAATCAGCTGCTTTATCTGAATCTTTATTAAACTTATTTGCTGCCAACCCCATGCCTACAAGTGCTACGCCAAATGCAGCAGCTCCTGCCGCTGCTGAAAGACCACCTGTTGCCAATGCAGTTGCTGCGGCGGAAGCAAGTGAAACAGTACGCAATGCTTTCATAACTTTAATAATTGCTTGAACTCCTGTTATTAAAGCAGCAACAGCTCCTGCAACTTTAGCTCCCATAAATGCAGCAATAATAACTGCACCTAATGTTGCAAATACTTTAATATTTCTAGCAACAAAACTAAACATGTCGTACATTAACTTTGCAAATGCAATACCGTAGGCAATAGAAGTCTTGAATCCTGCTGCAATCTTATCGCCATTTTCATCTACAAACTTCTGAATAGCAGGAATGGCTTTGTTAATAATTAGATCAGCAAATGATTTAAGTTGAGGTATTAACTTATAACCAAGAGACTCTGATGCTTCACCAAATGCAAGTTTAATTCTTTCCATTTGTCCAGCAAATGTATTGGCTGCTGCGGCTGCAGCGCCTTTTGTTTCGCCAGAAATTTCACGCATTGCTGCTGCAAAGTCTTTTGATTTAACAGTTGCTGCAGAGATTTGTGGGAATAACTTTTTAAGAGCACCGATATTGCCACCATAAGCTTTAGCAACAAGTTTAGAAGCAGCATCTAGGTCAATGGTTTTTGCTCTTGCAATATCCATTGAAACACCAAGCAAAGACTGAGCTTTAGAAACATCACCGGTTACAGCAGCTAGCCCAGCAAGAGCAGGACGAAGTTGATCGTCAGCAAAGCCAAACTCTGATTGCATTGCACTAATATATTTTTCAGTTGATGCAATAAGTGAGTCAGTTGCTCCTACTGTATTTTTAAGAGAATTAGCAAGAAGAACCTGAGACTTCTGATCTTCCATGGCTGCTTTAACAGCATCATAGCCAATCTTTGCAGCAAAAGCTCCTGCTGCAATTGCAGCTAGGCCAAACTTCTTTGCAGTTCTGTTAGCAAAATCACCAAACTTTTTTTCCATCTTACTAATATCTTTGACTGCAGCTTTTGTACCTTTATCAGAGTATTGCGTAAGAATGCGGGCGACTACTGCACCAACTGCCATTTTAGTCTACCTTTCCCGCTGAGTCAAGATGATTTTGTAATTCACGTTTTGCGTCTTCTAAAGCTTTTGCTACTACTTTTTCAATACGTGGTCTTTCTTTATCTACAACTTTCCAAACAAGACGAGAGGCTTTACCAAACCAATTAAGTCTTTCAATAAATGATCCACTTTTTTTGTTACGTCCTGAAAGCTCAAATACTTTACCAGCATCAGATGTATTTAACAAAGCACCGGCACTAGTTGTGTAATCTTTACGAGCGCGCCTTTGTGCTTTGGACACAGTAATTCCTGCTTTAATTGTATTTGTATCCCAAGCAGGCCAACCAGCACCGCCCCATGTTCGTCCACTTACTGCTGCTGTTGGTCTCCAATTACGCATTGGGGTATTTGTAGTTCTACTTTGAATGTTGTCAACTAAACGATGAGCAGCACCTTCGGCATTATTTAACTCAGTATTAACTACTTTGTTAAACTTAGCAACAGCCTTTTTATCAAACTCTTTAAGAGCTCTAATAGTTGGTTCAATGCCTGTTAAAATAATCCGTGTGTCTTCTTCCAATTATTTACCTTTTGCTCGCTCTTTAAGATAAATAGTAATGGCCTCAAGTATTCCTTCAGGCGCATCTATTAGATCTATGGGTGAAATACCAGTTTCCACCGAGATAGCCGCTACGTTGTAGGTTAGGCTGTCTCGGTGGATCCGAAAGAATCATCAGCATCCAATTCAGCAGTTGCAATTGTATCTAAAAATTCTGGACCAAATGGTTTTACCACAAGTCCACTAGATTGCATGCACTTCCATGCTAACCAATAGACATGTTCAATCTTTTGTTCTTCGCCGAGCAATTTAGGCATTCCTTTGCCATATTGCTGCTCAAATGCAACAATGACACGAGGAGTTAGTTTGTAAGTAACTTCATTGCCATCAATTGTTTTTACTTTGATTCCGAGACCATCCATGATTTCCCCCTATTAGATTATGCTGTTGTTTTTGTAATTACTCCGCTGATCGGCCATGTGACCGATGCGGTTGCTAGTTCTCCAACTGCTCCACTTAATGGAGTCCATTCAGAAACTAACGCGCTGAAACTATACGCAGGATTTGAAGTCGTTACTGCTCCTGCAACTGGTTTAACAGTTATTGATACTGCTGTACCTAGAGTTGGGTAGATAACTGATTCTAATGCACTTGCAGCATAGTCTTGATTAAACTCTAATGCTACGCTGTTATCAGCAAGACCAGCAACTCGTGTTCGTGCAGTGTTACCAAAAGCTGTGGTTTCAACAACATCGTAAGTTGATCCTAAAGTCACTGAAGTAACATAACTCGAAATATCGGTTGCACCGAAAGTTACTACAACGTTAGTTAAAACTATACGGGCCATTTATGCTACCGCCTTTGAGATTGCACCATCAATTGTCCAAGTAACTGATGCAGTGGCAAGTTCGCCAACAGCACCGTTTAGAGGAGTCCATTCTGAAACCAAAGCATTGAATGAATATGCTGGGTTTGTAGCAGAAGTTGTTGCACCATTTGGTTTAACTACTACTGCTGTTGGAGCAGCTCCTACAAGAGGATAAATTGTTGCTTCTACACTTGATGCAGCATAATCTTGATGAAATTCAAGTGCTACAGAGTTGTCAAACAAACCACTTATTCTTGTCCGTGCTGTTGCACCAAATGCTGTCGTTTCAACAACATCAGTGTTTGTTGTTAGCGTAACGCTAGCAATATGATCTGAAAGATTTACGCCATTGATCGTGATATACGCGTTTGTAAGGACTATCCGGGCCATTATTCGGCTCCTTCTGCTTGTGTTTTAACGGGGCTATTGCTTGATAGGTGCCCACCGCTGACAAGCGCAGCGATATTGAGTCCAGCTTCTAGCAATTCTTTTTCAG